CTAACACTACGTTGCACGCGGACGCCCACAAGTGGGCGCCGGTGAACTCTGGGGGTAGGCCCCAAGACCTGCGCGCACAGAAAGCAGGTCAGACTCCTGCGGTCTGTGCTGTGCGGTAGCCGCCAAAATCTGGCGGCGCAGCCCTTCCAGCATTTCCTGCTCGTCGGTACTCTCACCCTCCAGCGTGCTCAGCACTTTGTCGGCCTCCACCAGCAGGCGCACCAATACGCCGCGCTCACCTCGCAGAACAGCAACATCTTCAAGCGCCGAAAGCCTTCCGTCGCGGTGTTCTGCGGCCTTGGCTCGCATGTCATCAAACCCGCATTTCGGGCAGCCCTTCACGGGGTCTTCTTGCCCAACGAAGCCGCAGGTTGCGCACGTCTTATCGACTCGCTGGGCGTCATCCATCATTTGTTTCAGAATGCGCTCGGCGTGAATCTCTTGCGCAATAGGTGCGCGCAGCGCGTCAGCAGCCCAGCGGGCGCGAGACTTAGCCCACGTAATCCACTCGGCTGGGGTTTCAAAATCAGCCGTGTCACGCGGGTTTGTATCGGCGATGCCATCAAGGGTAATCAGCGCGTTTTGTGCTGCCTCACGCAGTGGCGCTGCGGCGCTCATGCTGCCACCCCCATCAGCATCAGAACGCTACGCAGCACAGACTGATTACCACCCTTGATTGCTGCAAGCACTTCTTGTTCGCTCATGTTGCCGATTAGTGCGGCGTATTCCTGTGCTGCTGCCTTGATTGCGTTTTCCATGCTGTTCTCCGTTGCGTGTTTCGATGAGTTATTGTGATTCATAAACATGATGCTTGTCAACAGCTTTTTGCATCACGTATACTTGACCCATGGAACAACCTAAAAACAAGGGTGGGCGCCCTCCAAAGCCTGACGGTGAAAAGCTGGTGCAGCGGTCTATCCGCTTGCCTCCTGACCTCTGGGCCAAGATCGACGCGCATGGCCTGGAATGGCTGCGTGCGGTCATCAAGCGCGCCAAACCACCAGCCGCCTAACACTACGTTGCACGCGGACCCCGCAAGCGAGGCCGGTGAACTCTGGGTTAGGCCTTCAAGCCCGCATGCTCTGCCGGATATGGGCCAACATGCGTGCCGTCAATGCAGGCCACAGGGCCGCTCGCTGAAAGCTGGGTTCCGAAGTTGCGTGCGGCTTCTTCCTTGCGCGCTGGTGTGCTCATGGCGCAGCCAAAACACACCATGGCGCCGCGTGGCCCGTATGGCCGAAGGTCGCGCGTCTTGTCGCAGTAGTGGCACTTCATGCCGCACCCCCTTCTTTCAGCGCACGGATGCGCGCGCAGCCCTCTGTGGTCAGGTTGCCCCACAACGATTCATTGACCCATTGGCGGTTCACGCGGTTGTGCTGCTCGAAAGCCGCTGCGGCAGCCTCCAGTGCAACGTCTGCGGCAAGGGCGCAAAGCTGGGTGATGTCGTGCGCCATGCAGGCGGCATCGTCGCTTGCAAAGCCTGCCCGTGTTGCAAGCTCCAGTGCTTGCTCTCGGCTGAACTTCATGTCGTTGCTCCTGTGGGTAGGGTCTTGGTGTTTGATGTCCCGAACTCTCGGCAGCGCTGCCGCCCAGCTTCAAAGACGCCGCGTGTGAACTGGCTCTTGAATGGGTTTTCTTTGACGCCGTGTTCCTCCGCTGCCCAGCCAAGGCGGAATGTGGAAGGGTTGTCCCAGCACAGTGGCGCCAGGGTGGCCCAGGGCTCCACGGTCAGGTCGATCTTTTCCTTGTACCCACCATGGGGGCACTGCGTGTGGTGCATTTCTTTGTCCATGTCGTTCCTCTCGTCGTTGTGGTCACAGGCCTAACAATCGGTTCAAGCGTCGCCGTCCTGGCTCTGCTGGCGTGGCGGCTTGGAGCTTGGCGATTGCGCTGTACACGCGCTGGATCGTGTCTTCCCACGTCTCTTGTTTTGGGTGGGCGAACAGTTCGCGGACGCCTGCTGCTAACTACGGCAAGGCGGCGGCCCGTACTGCTCAATCTGTCGAGCCGCCTTCGGTCTCGACAAGTTCTTCATTGACCACGCGCAGGATGGTTTCCGCGTCGTGACTGGTCATGTTCGAAACCTTGAGTGCGATGGCTTCAGGCGCCAGTGATGGGTACACCTGCTGCATGTCGCGGAATAGGGTCACGACGCGGCGGCGGGGGAAGAATTCGCCAGCCATCACTGAGCCTCCGATTGCAAGCCGCCCAGAGCCTCGAACAGGTCCGGAAGCATCTGCTGCAACTCGCCGGCCATGATGGCCACGTCAGCATCGAAGGCTTCGGCCTGGTCCAGCTTGTTGCTCTTCACGGATGATTCGAAGACCACATCCAGGAAGGTCAGCTTCTTGATGCGCATGCAGTCATCGAGCACGAACGACACGCGGTCGCGCCAGGTCAACGCCAGCTTGGTCGAAACCTTGCCCTGGGTGACGTGCTCCTTCACCTGGTCCATGTCCAGGCTGTGGCGGCCATAGCGGACGAAGCTGCGCATCTCGTCGGTTGAGCGCAGCTCGCACTCCCGGCCGAATGTGAACTGATAAGGCGCATCACCGGAGGCCAGCCACGCCGTCATGGCGCCAGCCGGTGACATGGCCGTCTGAATGGGCTGCAACTGAAGGCCAGGGATGCACGACACCAGCAGCATGCCAACCTCATCCGATCGCAACATGCTGGAGGTATCCAGCACCACCAGGCCAAGCGCAACAGATAGCCAAATTCGGACACAAGATCTGGCCGGGAATGCGCTTGGCAGTAGCTCCAACGTGGCCTGCTCGCGGATCTCCTTGCGATGCACCTTGCCAGGCTTGCGCCCGTTCTGCTCTTCGAACAGGTCACAGATCTCCTTGATCCGCTTGTTCAAGGCTTGAGGCGGCACGCGGCGCACCTCGGACGTGACCTGCAAGATCAGATTGCCGTCGATCGACTCCACCAGGGCGCCATGCTCATGGCGAGGCGAGAAAAAGCCGGTGGACTTGTGCTGAGTGGGTGCGCATGGCTGGAACTCGTGGGCCAACAGCATGCGCTCCAGGCTGGTGCCGCACATGGCGGGGCCTTGGAACTTGAAGACGGTGAGGTTTTTGAACATGGTGATCAGTGGCCAGCCAGGAGGGCCGGGATACGGTCAAGGGTGATGCCGTGGTAGGCAAGGACAGCGATGGCGGTGGCAGCCATGCCGCAGAATCCTGCAAGCAACTGCACCACCTCGATGAAGAAGCCGACAGCGTCGGACCCGTCAATCTTGGCGCGGCTCATTGCTGCACCTCGATGGCGGACTGGGCAACCTCCACGCGGTAAACGTTGAAGTCGATGCCGAAGTAGAAGCGGCCGATGTCGGTCTGGCCGGCCGTGGTCAGCAGCCACTTGGTGGCGCGTTCACCCGAGCGGTAATGGGTGACTACCTTCCACTGCTTGGGCTCAAATGCGGGGTGGGCGTGGCGCTTCCACAGAACGCACACCGGGTCGATCTTCATCTGCAGGTTTTGCAGCTTGATCAACTGGGCGCGAAAGTCAGAGCAGGCCCGGGCATCTGCAATGTCGGGTTCCCACTCCATGGCCAGCATGGCGGCGACATAGCCGGCGCGCTGCAGCTCCAGGGGCTCATCAATCACGTAGATGCCACCAGGCGCAGGCACGTGGCGCACGGCTGGGCTGGTCTTGAAGCAGGCTTCGATGACGGCGGCGCTCATGCAACCACCTCATTGAGCGAGGTGGCGATCGAGCCGGTGTCATCCATGGCACGGCACTGGTCAGCCGTCACATTGGCGCTGACGGACTGCAAGCCGGAAACCAGTTCAATGAAGTGATCAGCCGCTTTGCTAGCCGCTGCATCGGTGTCGGAGTGACCGACCCAAGGTGTACGGCCTTCACGGGCATCCTCAATCCAGAGGGTGAAGGCCTTGACGATCACAGCCCGCGATGCGCTGTAGAGCGCCGGGGCCTCGTTTGGTGCTGTTGTTCCCATCATTCACCTCGCTTGGTGTGTTGATGGGATCTATTGAATCATAATTCACTCAGTCATGCAACTATGAGCTTGCATTCCGCAGTGAATCATGATTCAATGGCGCATGCTTAAAACCAAAGCCATCGAATTGCTTGGCGGATCTATTCCCGCCGCCGCCAAAGCAATTGGCACTTCCTATCAGGCGGTCAACCAGTGGCCGGACGTGCTGCCGCCTCGAATTGAGGACAGGGTCGTGGCTGCCATTGCCCGCCGGCACCTTTCGCCCGGACTCATTGGCACCGAAAGCGAGCCTGAAGTCGTGAATCAGCAGGAGGCCTGACATGGATGCATCAAAGCACTCGAATGACTCAACTAGCGGAAGAAGCTCCTTTGTTGCCGCGATGCTTGAATCATCCCTTCTGCTGTCGCCTGGATTCGCTCGATGTACAGATCCGGTACCGAGCATCCGTTCAAGGCGTCGACGTAGGCCGACAGAGCCTCGTTCACCTTCGATTCGAGCGCGTCTCGCGATGTGTCGTCGAGTGAGGCAAGGATGGCCTGCATGGAGGCCTGAATGCTGATCGTGCACTTCATCGGCTGGTGCTTCTACCGCGTCGTTTGCCGCGCCTGGGAAGTCCTGCGCAGCGTGAACCCTTCCGACCTGGATTGAGCAATGGATCGTCTTCTGACCCTGTTGGACATGGTTGTCGAAGCTCTGCTGAGCATCGGCGACTGGATCTTCAACTACCACCCACATGAAAGGTTCTGAGCCATGCAATGGGTAGCCGTTTTCTTTGGGGCTTGCGTCGTGGGCTTTGCTGGCGTGCTGTGGGCCTCCCTGCGCAAGCGAGTTGGCAAGGCCGACGAGGAGTGATTCGAGCTGTCTTCTGTTCATGGAGACAGTCTCTTTTTTTGCCTGTTCGGTGTCATTCCGAACGGTTCCGAAAGTTTCGGAAGGGTTGTGAATGTCTGAGTTCGAAACGCTGACTGACTGCCTGATCGCCTGCGTGAAAGCCGCTGGCGGTTCCAAGGCAGTAGGCCACAAGGTGTGGCCAGAAAAGACCGTGGACGCTGCGCAGCGCCACCTGCTGAACTGCCTGAACGAAGGCAAGCCCGAGCGGCTGACGCCTGACCAGGTGCTGCTGGTGGCCCGCCTGGCGCGTGACAAGGGCTGCCACGCCTACATGCAGCACGTGGCCTACACCATGAGCTACAGCGAACCCCAGCCCATCGAGCCCAAGGATGAAGCCGACGAACTGCGCCGCCAGTTCATCGCGGCCACAGCATCCCTGACAGAGATGGCCGAACGCATCCAGCGCCTGGATCGTTCACCGGTGAGGGTCGCAGCATGATCTACAACGCCTTCAGCCCGAACTACGTCCCACAGATTGACATGTCGGACGTGAGCAAGAACCGCCAGATCGCGGAGCGCTCCACCCGCAACGCCAAGGCCTTGGGCATCACCGCCAATGGCCATGAGGGCCGGGAACCCAAGCGCATCAGCGAAGACAAGCTGCCGGCCCGCCAGCGTGAATGCCTGGGCTACATCCGCGCCTACCTCAAGGAGCACGGCTACCCACCGTCGCGCAACGAGCTGGCGGCAATCATGGCCACCCAGACGAACAACGTGCAGGAGTTCGTCAACAAGCTGGCCAAGCGTGGCTTCCTGGAAGTAACGCCTGGCGCACATCGCTCCATCAAGTTGCTGGAGGCGTGATGCGTACCCAGGTTCAAGGCACGTCGATTGATGCCCACCACGTCATGCAGTCCACCGGCGAATTCAGCCGGCAAGAGCTGATCGTATTGGCCAGCATCAAGCCGGGCCGGGACTACAGCCTGCAGGAGATCTCAAAGCTGACCAAGCTGCCCATCAATGCGGTGATCGGCCGGGTCAATGCCCTGAAGCGCAAAGGCGCCCTTGAGTTGGGCCCGAAGCGCCCCTGTTCCGTGACTGGCAGCCTGATCGCGCCAGTTCGTATGCCCTCAGAGCAACTGGAATTGATGCTCTGAAAAGAGAAAACCCGCCGAGGGCAATCGGCGGGCTTCATTGACAAGGAAACAAGATGAGACGCAAGCATAAACGAAAGCCTCACCGTGTTGCAAGTACTGGATACGCACTTGACGGCAACCCTGTCCGCATTGCGATAGCGCGCAAGGACATCAAGGACTTCACCCGTGATCTTCAGATCAAGGCTTTCATCATGGAAGAAGGTGAAGACGCCACCGACAACCTGGCCGACCTGGGCAAGTTCATTGGCATGGCCGCCGAGGGTGAACGCATGCTCAACGGTGTGACACCGCGCCTGCGAGTTCTACACGGTGCGCTGCGCAACATTCAGGACATGTGTCTAGCTGGCTACGCGTGGAAGTCGTGCTTTGACGCGTCACTGACGCGTGCTGCGCAGGATGCTCGTGACTTCATCCTGGATCATCCAGAGCATGCGTCCGCTGCGTTGCAGTCCGCCATCAACTTCGAAGTGATGATTCGTGGCCACCGTGTCAAGCCCGGGACCATCGCAGGCGCTGAGCTCTACAAGGAGGCCGCGTAATGGCCCGCATCCGCACCATCAAACCAGACTTCTTTCGCCACGAGCTCCTGCAAGACCTGGAGAACACCCACCCTGGCAACAACGTGATGCTGGTGTTCGCTGGCCTGTGGGGCCACTGTGACAAGGCTGGGCGCTTCGAATGGAAGCCACGCACCCTGAAGCTGGACATCCTGCCGTTTCTCAACTTCGACATGGAGAAGACCCTGGCGCTTCTCGAAGGGGCCGGGCTGCTTCTCCGTTATGAATCTGGTGGCAAACAGTACGGCTCTGTTCCTTCCTTCTCGCTTCACCAGCGAATCCAAGGGAAGGAATTGCAAGAGCCTGGGAAGCACCCAGCACCACACGGTGAAGCACAAGAGCCTAACTGTGAATCTCCAACTGCATTCCGTGAATCACATGTGAAGAATCAGGGAAGCAACAGGGAATCACCAGAGATCACAGGAAGGGAAGGGAAGGGAAGGGAAGAGGAAGGGAATGGAATGGAGATGGCGAAAACCGTCTCCGCCGGTTGTTCGGCCCCGCCCCGGCCTGATCCCGACCATGTCGAGACCGGTCAAGACCCTGCAGCAGATGCGCCGCTTCGCCTGGTGTCGGACGAATGCCCGCATCAGGCCATCCTGGCGCTGTGGGCCGAGGTGCTGCCCGCAGCCCGACAGCCCCGCGACTGGCCATCAGCCCGCCAGGCCTTGCTGCGCAGCCGGTGGCGCGAGGACCGCAAGCGCCAGAACCTCGAGTGGTGGCGCCGGTTTTTCGGCTACATCGGCCGTTCGGCTTTCCTCACCGGCAAGAAAACCGGACACAAAAATCAGCGGCCATTCGAGCTTGGCCTGGATTGGCTCCTGGAGAGTCGGAACTTCCTTGCAACGATCGAAGGGAAGTACCACGAGCCGCATGAGATCGAGCAGCAAGGCGAGGAGGATGCGGCATGAGCGCAGACCGCATTGACGCCGGCCTGATGTCGGAACAGTGGGTGCTCGGTGGCTGCCTGTTGCTGCCCGAGGGCTTCGACATCGTTTCGGGTGCGGGCCTCACAGCCGGGTCATTCGAGCACGATGGGCACGGCGACATCTGGGGTGCGATTGAGCAGCTGTCCTTGGCCGGCAAGGTGGCCGACCCGATCAGCGTGCACCACCAGATGAAGCTGAGCGGCCATGGTTCGGTTGGCATCCAGTACCTGATCGAGTTGGTGCAGGGAAACTACGGGCTCCACGGCCTGAAGCAGCACGCCGAAAAGGTTAAGGGCCGGGAGATCGAGCGGAACATGCAAGCCGCTGGCCTGACGATTGCGGGCCTCGCCGAAGATGACGAGCTGACCACAGAGCAGAAGCTGAACAAGGCGCAGCAGCTGGTGGGCGACATCGGTAAGTGCGCGGTGAGGCAGGCGCCCAGGTCGATTGCCGATCTGGCTGTGGATCATTGCGACCGCCTGACGGATCTAGCCAGTGGCGCCCGTGCGCCTGGCTGGCCCACACACATTCCGACGCTGGACAACGCCCTGGGCGGCGGCCTGCAGCCGGGAAAGCTGGTGATCCTGGCCGCCCGGCCATCTGTGGGCAAGTCGTCTTTCAGCCAGCAAGTTGCGCTCGAGCAAGCACTGGGCGATCTGCCCACGTTGTTCCTGAGCCAGGAAATGCCAGACGACGAACTGACAGACCGGGCCATTTCGAACATCGGCCGCATTGACCTGGGCAACATCATCAGAGGCACGTTGACCGATGAAGAGTGGAGCCGGGAATCCGAAGCCATCGAGAAGATCCGCCACCTGCCGTATCACATTGACGATCAGCCTGGCCTGACACTGATGGACATCCGGACCAAGGCGCGCATGGTGCCGGGCCTGAAAGTGCTGGTGCTGGACTACCTCCAGCTCTGCGACGGGCCGGGGGACAACCGCAACACCGCCATCGAGCAGATCAGCCGCGGCTTGAAGACGCTGGCCAAGCAGATGGGAATCTGTGTGATCGCCCTGAGCCAGCTGAACCGGGATGTCGAGAAGCGCCACGACCGCAAGCCGGGATTGGCAGACCTGCGCGATTCAGGTGCCATTGAGCAGGATGCCGACGTCGTCATCTTCCTGTGGCCGGTTCGCGAGTTCACCGACTCCAAGATCGTGGGCTGCGGCATTGCCAAGAACCGCCAGGGCCGCTTGGCCGAGTTCGGACTGCAGTTCTGGGGCAGCCACCAGCGCTGGGCAGAGAGCACGGCCGACATCAACCCGCCAGCCCGGCAAGCCGCGAGGAAGTCATTCGATGACAACTGAAGCGCGCCAAGGGCACAAGTACAGCTTTTTTGGGGTCGAGGTGCTGGCCATGGAGTCGGGCGAGCGCGTGAAGGTGCGCGAGGTGCAAACCGATGCGCTGTGGCTTGGGGCTTCCATGGTGGCGCATGCCGACCACCTCAAGCCAATGCCCATGAAGTACTTTCACGGCGAGGTGCCCCGATGAACTGCGTTCGCTGTGGCCGCCCGATCAACCTGGCAGCGCGGGTCATTCAGAGCAAGCAGGGCCCGCTGGCCTGGGGCCCGGTATGCGCTCGCAAGGCTGGGTTGATCGAGCACCGGCCGCGCATGCACAAACAGAAAGAACAGGACGGGCCGGGGCAACCTGATCCGAATCAGATGACATTGGAGCTGACTGCATGAAGACAGTTCACGTTGGCATAGACCCAGGCGTTCAGACCGGCTTTGCCTCATGGGATGCCGAAGTCAAAGGCTTCATGGCCATCGACACCCTGATGATTCACGAAGCCATGGACCGCATCCTGAGCCTTCACAGGGCCGGGGTACTGCATTCGGTGACGTTCGAAGATGCCCGCCTTCGCACCTGGTTGGGCGACAAGGGCCGGGAAGTGCTGCAAGGGGCCGGGTCAATCAAGAGAGATTGCGCGATCTGGGCTGATTTCCTGGGCTCGCACGGCATCGCCTACAGGGCCATCAAACCGCAGGCTGGCGCCACCAAGTGGAAAGCCGACCATTTCAAGCGCATCACCGGCTGGGCCGGGAGAACGTCAAACCATGCCCGTGATGCGGCTGTCCTGGTGTTCAGACGATGAACATCAACAGCCTTATCCGGGCGGCCAGAGCCGTCACCCAGGCTGAAGAAGCCGATCCGCTGCCCACCCATGGGCCGCTGACCGATGCCATTGACGCTCTGCGCAAGGAGCTGACGCCTCGGGCTTCCATCCTAGATGCCTTGACGATCTCCAAGCCAGAGAGGCGGCTGGTGTCGGTGCCCAAGCAGCGCATCGAGCGCAACGACAAGTATCTGCGCCTGGTGGCAGCCCGCCCGTGCAAGTTCTGCGGCGCTGTTGGCCAGTCTCAGGCAGCGCATGAGAACAACGGCAAAGGCCTGGGCATGAAGACCAGCGACGTGCGCACCTTTCCGCTGTGCCACGTGGGTGCCAACGATTGCCATGGGCGATTCGACAGATACGAATTGTTTCAGGGCCGCCAGATGCACATCCAGAAGGGGCAGCTGTGGGCCTTTGAGACGGCGCACGAAATCAGAGCAGAAGGACTTTGGCCCGCTGGCCTTGAGTTCCCGTATTGACCGCAGGAGAAAAAGCAATGACAGAAACCGGACTTTTCAAGAGCATGAATGCAGCCCTGAGCTTCGCGTTTCAATACGCTGGCCAGTCCAGCCCGCACACCCCGATGGCTCGCATGCAAGGCGGCTCACTTGGATCCGGCAAGGGCCTTGTAGGTACGGATGGGGCCGGGCAAGCAGGCATGATCCTGTCCGAGATTGACAGGCACCTGAACATGGAACAGCGCCTGGTCATCCTGGTGCGCTTCGGTGCTGCGGTGCAGCATGAATGCCCATGCTGCGGCATCGTTGGTCATCCTGGCTGGTGGCGTGAGGCCGTCTCTAACCTGTCGCTGGCCGATGAGCTGCGCGACTTGCCAAAGCCGATCCGCGAGGCCATCGTGATGAAGACCGTGGCACGGCAGAAGATGCGCGTTCAGAACCACGCGGACGGCTACGAGGTGACAGAGCGCCAGATCAGGCGCCGGGTGTCTACCGCCAAGGATCACTTTGGCCGGATCGAGAATGCAGCCATCGGCGTGCTGCAGGCACACTTCGATGGGTCAGACCTGCTTATGGCGGCGTGACGAAATTTGAAGGAAAACGCTTGACGTCCGCAACCTAGGACATTTATAGTCCGTTTCTGATACACGCCAAAAGTGTCACTACAGCCCGCAAGTCGCAAGACAAGCGGGCTTTTTCGTTTCTGCCTCCCAAGCCTAGAACGCTGCGGGATCGCGGTAGTGCTGGCCAGCAATGGCGATGCTCAAACCGGGAGGCGCTTTGTTATGGCCCGGCGTCACCGCCTCATCATCCGCAGTAGCTGTACCAAAGCGGTGCTAGTGCTGGGCCACCATCCGTGCCGAGAGGCATGTCCCGCTGATTTGTCCAGTGCGTCAGTGAGCTGGCCTATCGACACGCAGCACATCACGACAAGGGCTAGACGCAACGGGAAGCGCGCCGGTACTCCTAACGGTAAGCGCGGCGGGCGGGCCCACCAATCACCATGTGCAAGCCAAAGATCAAGACGCTTGGCCCAAGGGTTCAGTCACAAGCAGCGCTACGCATTCAAACGCTTTCTGCTGGCGGTTGGCGTATCTCTGGCATGAGCAGTGCTGATCGAGGCTATGGGCACAGGTGGCGCGTGGAGCGTGAAGGCTTCCTGAGGCTTCACCCTTTGTGCGTCATGTGTAGCGCTGGTGGTGTTGTCACAGTTGCCACGGTCGTCGACCACAAGAAGCCGCACCGCGGCGACCAGTCCTTGTTCTGGGATCGAAGCAACTGGCAGAGCCTGTGCGCCCATCACCATAGCGGTGAGAAGCAAAGGCAGGAGCGGATGGAGGATGCGTCCTGATCGGCGCGCTGGGGCCTTTCTGATTGGCTCCAGGCC